GCTATAGACCTTTGGCCTTTACTTTGCCATCCCTATGCCCTCCCCCCCCCCCCCTATTAGGGAGGGTGATCTTTGTGGTCTAGTCTTGGAGGGGGTCGTCGTCATCGGACAACCCCACTCACCGCTGTTCCACACTGACAGCGCACCACTGCTGTCAGCATTAGGGAGGGGGGTGACTCAGATCCAGTTCTGAATCTGTCTACTGGTCTTGGTTTTAGCGAAGGAACCACCAGTCACCAGGATGTCAGTAGCAAGTTGAGGCTCATTCAAGAATGTGTCTATCATGTCATTCCATTCGGCCCGTTTCTTCTGGATGCTTGCCTGGGCTGCTGACACTGCCAGCACGTCCTGGAAGTACCGAACACCAAGGGCAAGAGCGTCTACTCGGTCATCATGTCTGACGGCACCCTTTTCCCGGCACATGCGTGTCAGCTGGTACATCAGCATCTTTGGCAGGCGTTCCTCTTGGGGGAGGTTTGAGTTGCTGTTGTAGTCCCACTTGATGACATCAGGGTCAATGACAAGCCTATGTTGGTTGAGCACAGGTTCAAGTGTGTCAATGATGCGGTCTTCCTTACGGGTGGTGGCACGCACCTCTTCAAAGTTAAGGCCTACCTTCATCTCCTGTGCGTGACGCTTCATGAGTTCCATGACAGCACCATCACCGAAGTTACTTTCGATGACACAACGACTGGCACCAAAAGTTTTAGCATCACGTAGGATCTGTCGCAGGGTTTCATCACCGTAGCCATCCTGGCTGGCGAACATCTTACGAACGTAAAGGATGCCATTGAGTTGTGACATGACCACGGCCACGGTTTCGTCAGCACCACGACCAGAGGGGTCTACTGCGATGATGGTATCACTCCAGTCAAAGTAGTCTGGACCAATGCGTGCTGGGCTGTGCCAGCGGTCCCCAGGAAGGGCTACAGCAGGCAAGTCAAGGGTGTTGTGGGGGTCAGCACTCCAAATGATGTTTCCGGGGCCTTGGCGGCGATCCAGGGTGGTTACGATGAAGTCACTGAGCTTCAGTGGGAACTTCAGAGCATCCGACAGACTGGTATCAAGCTGGAACTGGAGCTGATAGTTGCTCCGAGACATTGACATCTCACGTTCGGTGAGTTCAAAGTCACTGAAGCGGCTGTCGGTTGGTTTCCAGGCAAGGGCCTCAAGGCCTTCTCGTTCGATGTCAGCCACCAGTTCTGGGGCCAGGACATCTTCATAACCGACCAGAGACCGTGGGTATCGTGACGGCCATACAAAGGGTCGGTAACCACGTTCAGCAAGGGTACGGTAGACCGTGAAGGTAGTCTGAGGTGTACCCAGGAACATGATGCGTGAGTCCGGTTTAGGTGTCAGAACCGACTCACCTTCTTGGATGAGGTTGATCAGCTTCTCACGTTGAAGGTCGGTGGCCGAGTTTGAGGGGACTTCAACGTCGTCAAAGATGATGATGTCAGCACGACTACCAGTCAGCTGACCAGTAATACCAACGGATTTAACGGATGGAGACTGAGCAGGGGTACAACCACCAACATCAAAGCTGATGCGTGACCATCGGGTGTCTTCGGAGCGTGGACAGAGGTCTGACAGCCAGTTCTGTTCTAGGATAAGGCGTTGACAGAACAGTGAGAAGTCATCAGCACGGCTTTTACTGGCTGACACCACTAGGATCTTCTTGTCTCGATCACAAAAGAGCGTCCAGATGGCGAAGGCAGCCGTGATGTATGACTTACCGACACCACGAAAGCAGCTAAGTTGAAGTCGTTTGGGGCCGTGTTGAAGGTAACGACACATAGCTTTTTGTGCTCGTGTCAGTGGTGGAAGCCCCATGCCATGCCAGAGCACTTCGGCAAAGTACACGAAGTCGCTCTCTAAGCGTTTCTGAAGCTGTTCAACGGTCTTCATAGTGGTATCTATCGGAAAAGTACCCAGAGGCCCCTTGTGAGGGCTCCTGGGCACCGCTGGTGGGCTTATTCGCCCTTCTTCTTGGTGTTGTACCGATTACCGCGCCAGGTGAACTCCTTAGCGCCGGATTTACGAGCAGTGCGGAATGCTTCGTTGAAGGTCTTCTTGTTAAAGTCAGAGGTCTTCACCTTATCACGGGGACCAGCCGTGTTGTAGGTGTTGGTGTACTTGGTGCCCTTGATGGCATCACCACGCTTCTGAGCAGCAGTCATGGCGCCGTTGCCGGTGTTATAGGCCTGAAGACCAGCAGCAGCAGCGCCACCACGAGTGAGACCCTTGGCGGCGCCTACGACTTGACGAACGGTACGGGCGCCCTTGAGGACACCCTCCATCCGCTTGCTGGCAGCCTTAGCACCACGCTTGGCTTTGGCAGCAGCCGCGAGCTTACGGCCCTCGGCCTGTGCTGCCCGCACCTTGCCGATGTCACCGATGACACGCTGACCACGAGCCATGTCACGGATCCGCTGACCACGAGCGTTGTTGGGGGTGACGGCGGTGTTACGGCTTGCCACGGTGGACTTGCCTTGACCCGTACGGCGGGCCTCAACGGCCTTGGCACGGATCTGACGCATGGTGGCCGACCGACCGTTGGTGATGGCACGCGGTTGACGGCCATTCTTGGTCGACGGCGTAGAGCCGCTACGACGTGCCAAGGCAGTCGAGGTGGGTTGACGACGTGCCAAGGCAGTCGAGTTGGGTTGACGACGTGCCAAGGCACCGCCGCGACCAGCACTAGCTGCGGGTTTTGCACCAGCATTGATGCGCTGGGCACGAGCGTTCTGGGTCTTACGGTTGGCCTCCTGGCGACGACCAACAGCACGTTGAGCACCAGCACCACGGCCACCAGAGCCAGTCACACGGGCAGTGCCAGTACGGGCACGAGATTCAGATGAAGTCGGCTGTGCGGTGGACACTTTGGCACGCGCCTTACGCCCCTTATCAGAGGACACAGAACCAGCAGGGGCCTTGCCTTTGCTGCGGGTCGAAGAAGAAGTCACCCGCGCTTTGCTGGCGGACTTACGACGGTTCATAGCCATGATATACCTCAGGAGATGGTGGCAACGTCAACAGCGAAACCCGTACCAGCACCCAGGCGGGAATCAGTAGCGGTCAGTTCGTTATCAACAGCATAGCCGGTGCCACCATAGGTGACGGTCACGGTGGTCACAGCACCACCAGCAACCACGATGGTCGCCAGAGCGCCGTAGCCGGTGCCTTCGTTGCTGAGCAGGGGCACGTTGGTGTAGGTGCCGTTGGTGTAGCCAGAGCCGCCAGCCAGGGTGTCAACGGTCAACAGAGCATTGTCATAGCCCTTCTCAAGACGACGAGCAGTGCCAGTCTGGACAGGAAGGGTGACGTTAGCAGCAGCCACAGCAGCGTTGATCAGAGCAATCAGCTCATCAACGGTGTAGTCGGCTTCAGGGGTCAGGACAGTAGCACCACCACGGTTGTGGGGCTCTTCATAGATGGACTTACGAGTGTTGGCAATGTCTCCGTATGCGGAGGCACCTGCGGGTTTGGTAGACATGATTTTCTAAAGATAGTGGGTTTAACCCAATTCAGTAATTAGTACGTTCAGGTCTTCGACCGTCACGTTGAATGCAGATTTAAGTTATGCTGCCACCCAATCAAGAATCGAGTTGCAGCGTTTGATGTCAAAGTTGTCGGTGGTGGTGTACCAAGACAGCCAATGACGGCTGCCCTTCTCTTGGTTACACTTTCTGCACGCAGCAACTACGTTATGAGAAACGTCTCTACCTCCTTGAACCTTGGGTTTGACATGATCAAGGGTCAGATTTTCTGTGGAGCCACAATAGGCACACTGACACTGCCAATGTTCCTTGATGGCTTCACGCCACATCCGTCGAGCCTGAGAAGAAGTCATGGCGTGCAAGTGGTAGAGGTAGTCAGAAGGGGCTTTGAGCGGCATGATGCGCTGCGGTGGGTTACTTCTTGGACTTTAGACGACCATTATTGCCGTGTCCATTGCGGGCACGGTTCTTTTTCGGTGATTCTAGTATCATTTTGCCGCCTGTGGTGTGGCTTAGGTCTTTTCCACCCTTGCCAGCGATGCCACGACGGCGCCTTTCGGTCCAACGTTCCTCAGATGCCTGCTTCACAGCAGGTTTTTTGTTGTATTTACGCTGGTAAGCAGCCTTTTTAGCGGCTGCCTTGGAATTCTTAGCGTAATACTTAGCGGATTTACTTTTTCCGGCGCTCATATTCCTCAGGAGAAAGGTAATAGACGCGGTTTTCAAGCCGGTCAATGCGGATGTTACTGTCTTCCATCTGATGGACGAGTACCTCAACCGACTTGGAGATGTTATGAAGGGTCAACAGGTGCCAGCCAAACAGGCCAAGCATTGCTGTACCAATAAGATTCTGCCAGTTATCGCGTGACATGATCTACCACCTCTTCGTCCACGTCCGGCAAAGCCTGGAGCAGAGCAGCAAGAGGTGATCCGCTCGTTGCAACGCCAGTAATGTTGTTCTTGTGGAGCCAATCAATGGCTGCCTTAAGGTCTTGCGTCGAACATTCTTCGCCCATCTTAAGGCGATTGGTCAGTTCTTTCGTGACCAGTTGATGTAGTTTGTTAAATTGGTCTTCGTCGGCTCGTGCCATTAGTCATGCTGCATCATGATACGGATGAGCTTCTCACTGTACTGGGGGTCAGTTGCATAACCCTCAGTCTTGAGCAGCCTAGCAGCTTCTTCACGGGTCGAAGCGCGGTTCACACCACGATAACCCTTGTAGTCCTTATACCACTTGCTGACCAGCTCATTCACACAGTCATACGGTGTGGCAAAGTCCTTGAAGCTTGCCTTGATGGTGACAGGCCCGTAGCCGTAGTCTTCCCAGGTAGTCTTAACGGTGCCGGTTCCTTTGATACCGAAGTAGTTATTCTTACCAGAGAGATGCTTTCCATAGGCACTTTCCAGCGCCCACTGAGCGGCAACCAGCTCAGGGAACTTAGCACCAGCAGCTGCCGCAGCAGCCTCGATGCCTTCCCAGCTGTTCGTGAACGTCTTCTTAGCAGCAGGTTCGGGCTTCACAGACGTCCGCCACAGACGTACCCATTTCTGCTCAGGATGCGAAATGTTGAGTGAGTCCAGGATGGTTTGAAGCTCGTCCAGGGCCGCCTGCTGATTAGGCAGCCCCTTGTAATGCTTCACCACATCCTCCATACGGATGTAGTTGCTCATGATCAGCGATTCAGGATGTCACGGATGGCAGCGATCTTGTCGTCCTCTTTACGCACAGGCTTGATGGTTTCGACAATACCCAGCAGCAGCTGGACGATGCTGTTGGACTTGAGTTTGCTAGCACCGATCACCTCCGATGCCAGGAAGGCAGCGAAGAAAGCCAGTGCTTCGTAGGACAGTTTGATGCCGAGAATTTCAATCATGGTTCTTGTCTTTGTTAAAACGTTAGTTGGTGGGGCTCAGCTTTATAGTATTGGGCCGCATTTGCTAGGAATCCCATGATATTAAGGGGGAGCCGCCTCCCGTTGGACGACGGCTTGTTTGTTCATACGTAGTATTTGATGATGTCGGCTAAGTTACGTGTTTTTGTCATGGTTATTCAGTTATTTCAACAGGTACATTTGGAAAGTGTTTTAGAACGAGCCATGAGTGTTAAGCCGAAAGTACGAACACCGAAACCACGCGGCTGGAGGCGTTGGTGTTCTGGATGCTAATTTCGTTGAGTCCGCTTGACCAGACGTTAAACGTTCCAGTTCCTGGATTCGTTGTGTTGCCAACGGCGAATGCTGAACCTACAGCGATCGAAACATTGGTAGAGGTCGAGGAGCTGATCAGCGCGTATGCGGTTTGATTGAAACGCGCTCCGATGAACAGCAGGCAGCCGCCCTCATTGTTCTTGACCGCAAAAGTTTGGGTAGCTCCGCTGGTGATGCTTTTAGTAACAACTTCAAGGTAACCAGACAGGGTGTAATCAATAAGGGAAGTCCCAATGCGGCCAATCCTGTTGACTTGGTTGGTCTTGAGTCCGCCGCTAACTTGGTTGACTAGATCGTTCAGAAAGCCGACATTGCTCCACGCCGACAACGCGCTGTTCATCGAACCACCTGGGATACCATCTCTTACAATGGCTGGTAGGTGCGTGTTTGCGTAAATATTGCCAAAGGCAGTAACAAAAGCGCTGTACGGAGACGTGGTTCCGCTCGCTCTGACGTAAACGAGGGCTTTTTCGCTAGTAACGCCGTCGACAATTTCGTCAATGTAGCAGTTAGAGACTTCGGCGTAATTCTTGGCTCCGTTACATAAAAAATTAAAGAAGGTTTGGACTTTGCCAAACACTTTGCAGTTTGCAATTAGGTGCCTTGAGAAAGAGCCATTCCTGGGAAATACCGAGGCGAACATCGAAAGCGTGGTGCCTGCGGTTAGGTACACATCGCAATCCCTAGCAGTGAGACCGGGCCTTCCATATGCGGAATCGCTAGAGGCCGTAACGCAAACATCTGGCTGTTGGCCGTTCGCATAAGAGAAGCTGCAGCCTTGGAAAAGTCCAGATCCAGTTTGGGCATCAATTTCCCCATTGCCCTTTCCACCAGTCAGTCCTTCAGTCCTCTCAAAGCGACTGCCGCGCACAATTGTGTTTCGACACTGAGTCTTAATGGAGCGGCCATAGCAGTTGGTGAATGTGCTGTTGTCGCAAGTAAACTCGCTAGGTACTTTGTGTGTGCCGCTTGGATCGTCTGGCGAGAAGTATTTGATTCCGTCTTGATCGTCTTGATAGGACAGGTCGGAACTGTAGATCTTGGTAACGGCAATTTCGTTGACTACCATCTTCTTGACATAACTGGTTGCGCTGTACCACGTCACCTCAATACCACTGATGCCTGCCACTCCTGAGGTTCCCTGCCCAGCAGGCAACTCACAATCAGAAGCTCCTCCACCGTTCAGCACCACTTGTGAAAAGGCGCCACGAATAGCCACCCCGCTGCCGCCATTAAAAGTGTTAAGGCGCTTAGCCCTCTTGACGAGAAGATTGTTACCAGTGAAATCAGACGGCGTTGTTAGGCTCGTATTATTGAGCACTTCAAGCACCTTGTTGCACAGCTTGTTTCCGTCTAGCGTGATGTCGTTAATAACGAAATCTACGCCTGCCGTGTCGCTGAGTCTTATTCCATATTCAGCGTGGGATCCGTTGTAGATCACAGAGGCCCCATTGCCGTACCAGATAACTGGCTTAGTAACGATTTGGGTAATCGGCGAGACAACTTTGTAGGTCAGGCCGCCCCAGTCGAGCGGTTTCTGTGATGTGATAGCCGCTGCTACGGCCGCAGTGTCGTCTGCCACGCCGTCACCAACTGCACCGAAGTCTTTGACGGAGACGACATCCTTCAGCTTGCTATCGACTGTACGGGTGACAGCACCTGCACCGTCCTGAACAAAGAAGATGTCACTGGCTTGATCACCAACACCACCATTTAGGTTGTTGACACAGACAACTTCAACAACATCGCCTGCGGTCAGACCTACGTTAAAGGTGATAACATCACCATCATCAGCCGTGTAGTCTACGTCCCGTTGTTGGAGGGCACCGTTGATGTACACATTTTCTCTGGTAGCAGAATAGGCCAGAGTGCCACCATACTCACCAGCACCGGAAAATACCGTTTGACCTTCGGTTGCCGTGGTCCGCCAACGGGTGTAGCCAGGAACATCAAGGTTACCAAAGCGGTTATCGACATATTGCTTGGTGGCAGCGTCTGAATCAATAGAAGGAGTTCCAAGGCCTGTGACCCTGTTACCACTCATTGCCAGGTTGCCGGACATGGTGTCCCCAGCCTTGGCCACCTTCAGTGCATCATTGGTATCTACATACCCCTTGGTGGCAGCATTACTATCGACGTTTGGCGCACCAAGGTTACTGATCTGATAGCCGTTGGCATCAAGGTCACCAGCCAGGGGCTTTGAACCATCAGCGAAGACAGAATATGCATCCAGCTCTTGAACAGCATTCAGCAGCTGGGATTCGTTATCGTTAAGGTCACGAGCACGAATGGCAGAACCCGCATTGTAGGTGACGATGGGTTCTTCAATATCAGTGACACGGTAGATCCGAACAAGGGCTCCATTGGCTGGAGCAGTGTTCATCTGAACCGTCGTAGCATTGACTAGGGTAAATTCAGTTGTATTGACACCGTTGACCGAAACACGGACTTCGGTATCATTTAGATATTCAAATGTAAAAGAAAAGAGGACGGTCGATCCGTCCCCCGTGTAAGTATTCTGGATGACAGTCATTGTTACCTAGGCGTTTGTTGAAGACGCTGAATAGCGCCGGTGATGTCTCCACGACGTGCGGATACAGCAGCAGCAGAACGGTTCTGGATGCGGTTAGCAAAGTCCTCGTTCTCGTAGCGCATACGGTTGAAGGCTGCGCGTTTGGCTCGTGAAAGTAGCTTGTCCACCGCAATGTAGTGACGGGTGTCACGCTTGTCCAGTGCACCAGCACGGTTGGCATAGGTCATCACCGACTCACGGAACCAGTCCTGCTGGACAAGATCTTTCAACCTATCATACACACCAGTCTCGTAGATGTACCGGCTCAGGGTAGCCTGCTCTTGAGCAGTAAGGGGTTCACCCTTAGGACCACCTTTAGTGATTTGATTGTATTCATACTGCATAACAGCCAGAGCATCCTGGACTGGATCTTCGCCAGCATCCCGAATACGGAATGGCATCACAGCATTCCAGATGCCACCACCCACTGCTTGGATGGGTTCACCAGTAAAGATGTCGGTGCGGTTAGGCATGAAGTTCTTGAAGCCTGGCGTAGCATTCATGAGGGCACGCTCAAGCTCGTTATTGACTTCTTTGATGTATGGATCCAGAGAGTTAGCCAGGGCGCGACGAGCACCAGCAAGGGGCAGGAAGTTGTTACCAGTAGCTAGCAGACCAGCAGTAATCTTATTGCCATTAAGGTTGGACGGATCCAACACCGCAGCAATGGCAGTCAGACCAGCCAGATAGCTCTTCTCCGTGATGGCGGCAGTTAGAGCATAGACCGTCTGACCAGCAAGCTTCTCAGCAAAGCTTTGATTACCCATACGAGCCAACATGGCAATGTCGGCAATCGTGGTCATGATGGAAGACAGGGGTTCCAGTGCTTCATACGACACCCACTTATTACCAATACGGAGAGACCGTGGTTGGTGTGTTTTAAGCCAAATGGCTCTTTCTTCTGGGTCGTATGGTCCATTACCTGTCATCAGACCAGACAGGGCCAACGTAGCAGCAGAACCGATGGTGAATGCACCAACAGCTTCACGGCCACGCATCTCGGCCTTGAGTAATTCATCAGAACCATTCATGACCTGCCTGTAGCTGCTCAGGAATCGGTTCAGACCAGGGGTGTGCTGACCAGCATAGGCCAGCATGTTGGCAGGAGTACGAATGAACGGAACAAAGATCCGCGCAACGGGTTGTTCCTCCAGAAGCAAGGTCAGCTTGTTGATGAACGAACCGGGGTCACCTTGGAAGGTAGAAGATTCGGCATAGTCGAGAAGGTTTTCATCCAGGATCTCACCCGTCTTCGGATCAATCTTCTTGCTGAACTCACGCATGTACTTCTGGAAGATACCATCAATCTGGTTAGGATCTTTGGTATCCATCGCAGCCTTATACATGGCTTCGGCTGCCAGGTGTTGACGTGCGTTGATGTGCTTGAAGAACTCATCAGACGCCATCAGTAGGTTGCTGGGCAGACTCATCCATGGCTGGTTCAGGAAGTCATAATGTGCCTCCAGGAAGCCAATAGCAAGCTTCTGAATAGGACCAGAAGCCGTCATCTTCATCCGTTCGATGGTGGCACGAAGCTCAGCATCATCCAGGACAAACTTACGGTTGACATGAAGAGGCTCACCCGTTGCCAGTGTCTGACGAGCAATAGCCCACGCATCAGACATGCTGGTACGCAGGGCACTGAAGCCAGCAACAGCCGCCCTCTTCTTAGCCTCATCACCAGTCAAGAAGCCGTTCAGAGCAATACTCAGAGGCCGCTCAACCGCCGCATAGCCGTTACCAATCAGGTTACGGAAGTGGGTGATAGGACCAGACAGCAGCGACTGGTACATGCCCTTGAGCAGGTTCTCAGTGCCGATCTTGGCTGCCAGTGTGCCGAACTTCACTGTCTTCGTCGGATCGCCACCGGCAAGCACCATGGCTTTGACGAGGTTCTCCATTTCTTCTTGGGCCTTGGGGTCACCCTGACGGGCGAGTTTCTTCACCCTAATGCCCCAGTCCTTCATCTTAGCGATGGAGTTAAGTTCACCTGCATCTGCATCACGAATGCCACGAGGTGCTCCACCAATGGATTCCTGGAATGCACCAAGGCCAAAGCCGTGGAAGTTACCAGTTACCTTATGAAGTTCAACAAGACCCAGCAGACGATCCACCAGACGATCATACTGGTTACCACCAGCGGCCCGGATCTCTGCCATCATGTCGGCATTGGTCGCCAGGTCATAGATCTGGTTGGCAGTATCGCTGATCAGTGCCTTGGTTGCTACGACACCCTCAGGTGACAGCAGCGTTTCCATGCCAGTGCCACGATCCACAGTGATCGTACCCCCCTTCTCCAGCAGCTGGGTGATGGGTACGGTCTGTTCATCGTAACGCAGGGTAGCATCACGGAACTCCTCAACAACAGAGGCAGCATCACGCACCACCTGTTTGTAGGAACGCTTCAGGCTGCGAGCTACCTTCTGAAGATCAGACTGCTTGACGAATGCCTTGACCATCTTCTCGGTCTCACCAGGCATGTCCATGATGCGGTAGGCAGCATCAGTGAGTACCTTAGGCGCACCAGCCGTCGTAGACATCGTAGAGCCTGGAGCAGGCATCACACGGGCAGGATTAGGAACACCACCCGTCTCAGCCTTCAGCTGGGCCGCAGCAGCGGTGTTGATGTCAGCAGACTCGTTGTAGGCTGCCTTCTCATGTGGAGCAAGGCCAGACGGATCCACCCGGCGGATCTCTTCCCAATCAAAGTCAGACACTTCACGGCTGACAGCTTCCCATGCCTTGAGTGCTTCGTTGTATTCAGGAGAGCCTTCACCGAAGTCAGCAATCACACGATCCAACGTCTGAGAAGCTGTTTCAAACTTCCGCTGGAGTATATCATATTCGATGCTGCGAACACGCATCCACCGATCTTGCTCTTTGGCGTCACGGGTGACAGCATCAGCATCAAGCTCATTTGCTTTGGCATCAGCTGCGGCAAGACCTTCTTGTAGGGCCTCAGCATCTGATTTTCCAGCTTTCTTGGCTGCTTGGGCTGCCTTACGTCCCCACCGCAGGTAGGTAAAGGCATCAGCAGCAGCTCCAGTCACACCACCTTCGATGACAGACTTGAGCTTGGCTTCCCAAATGTTATCATCATCATCCACCGCCAGGGCCAGCAGAAAGACATCCTCATACTGGGGTGGAACCCAATCAAGATCACGAACGAGAGTAGACAGGTTTCCGTCATCTCCCTTGGTCAGCATGAAGTCGGAGAGTGCTCCAGGGACGATACCAGAGGCAACAGCACCTTTGAGACCCTTACCACCTGTGCCAAGATTGACAGCACCCTTGGGCAATACCTTACCAAGAAAACGAGCACCAATGGCAAACGTAAGGATACCCTCTGCCAGCTTACCAACCGGAGTCTTAGGACCTTTGACACCAAGCTCATAGCGGGCCTCCTCATACCGATCCGAGAATGGATTGCGGTTCTCAGGAGTCGCCTTACCCCGCAGGGTGTTGATGCCTGTGCCAATGCTGTCTTTGAGCAGCTCACCAGTGTTTAGGACACCTTCAATCAGGTTGACAGGGGCCTTAATAACGGCACGGAGGGCCTCAGTGCCAATGGTGTTGATGGGGCCGCTGTATTGAGCTTCCACAAGGGCCTTGTACTGTTCAGGCTTCTTGGCGTCAATCTCGCTTTTACGCTTCTGATAGTCTTGGTATCCTTTCTCACCAAGTACAGGGCGAGTGATATTCTGTTCTACAAAGTTCTCAACGGCCTGATCTGCTTCTGAAAAGGCCTCCCGGATACCAGACAGTGGGTTACGGGTGGGTTTTGGCTTAGCAGTTTCTTTAGCCTTCTTGGGACGAGCAGCTTCAGCTTGCTGTCTAGCAGCTTCCTGTCTACGCTGCTCTTCCTCTTCCCTTCGTCGGTTTTCCTGTGCTGGATCGTAGATTATACCACCAGGCTGGAGTGGTCTCCTAGGCATTTGTGTTCCCCTCAGGGTAAAAGATGAAAAAAAGATAAGCCCACCAACGCATCGGTGGGCCTATGATTATCTGAATTGACCAGACTGAATCTGCTGGGCAATCCTACGACGCAGGCGGTCGTAGTCTCGATAAGGTGTCATGCTCTTTGAACCTCGTGGCGCAGGGGCTAGGAAGTCAATAGAGGCAATAGTCCCATCACTCGATACTACTCGACCTGTCCCGCCTTGTTTGCCGATCACTTGACCAGGACGGATGGTATCACCTTCCCGTACATTGATCTTGTCAAGGTGGGCATAAAGCACATCAACCTTCTGCCCCGTGGCAGGGTCTGTGCTTTCAACAACGATGAAGTTACCGTAGCCGGTATTACCTGGACCATACTGGCTGCTGATCTCCTTCACACGTCCCGGAAGAACGGCTCCGAAGTTCTTATCAGCAAACCATAGGTCAATGCCAGGCTGACCATCATCGAAGGTAATAGACTGAACGTTTTGTGGTGTCATGTTCGCAGAACGACCACCACCCCGTCCTGCTCGATTAAAACCCGACTGCTGGAGGCGAGACAGTGCTCGCGTAGCATCAGGAATGAATTGACGGTATCTACCATCATTATATGCGCCCCAGGTAGAGAATCCTGAGCTTTTGAGCAGCTGGGCTGCTACTCGTGCATTGGTTTCTGGATCCTTCAGGTCGTCCATGGCTCGCAACCCAAACTGACGAATCCGCTGAGGACCAAGGTCATCAATCATGTTGATCTGCCATGCACCGATGCTGTAGTCACCAGTTTTCC